GACCCCAACATGCCCCAGAAATCCGTGGGGGACAGGGTGGCATAACGCTGATCGGTCGGAACCGCGCGAAGGTCAAGGCGAGCGGGAGCCAGAGCAAAATCAGTGAACGAATTCACCGTCTGGCCGGGGGTGCCAACCCAGTTCGGAACGTACTTGTAAAGGCCGGCGATGTCGGTATCGATCTGGTTGGCAAGCTGCACCATGGCAGGCTTGATCACCCGCTCGGACAGGTCGCCAATCTTCAAGGTCAGGTCACTGGACGTGAACTTGAAGTCGATACCCTTCTGCTTGTCGACGGCCACACTGAACTTGCCTTCGACAACTTCCTGCACAGACGCAACCGCGCCATCACGCACCGTGAAATCGGTAGGACGGCGGACGCTAATGGTGTCGCCAACCTTGTAGCCGTTCACGGTGTTGGCAAATTCCGACTCGTAGCCGCGATACACCTGGTTCGCAAAGACGAGTTCGTTGTCGAGAATCTTCAAGGCTTCTGCGGCAATGATGTCCGCAGTAAGAGTAGTCTGGGTCATTTCCGGAAATCCTTACGGATTAGCGGCCCCGCTTCTCCTCCTCGTTCCGGGCCTTGACGTAGTCGCTAATATCGTCGGACTGCGCCAGTTTGGCGTAATCACGGCTTGCGTCTGCGCCGCCCTTGGGCGAGGTAATAGGCTTGGGGGCCTGAGTTGCTTTCTTTGGTGATTGAGACAATTGAGATTCAAGCCGCCCAATCTCCTTGGCGGCCGAAAGCGGGGGCAGCGAATTGACCTTGATGCCGATAGCGGGATTCTTCGCCAGGAAGTATGTGAGTTCCGGCCCCTTGTCCGACTGCATGACCAGATCGGCCACATACGGCTTTAGGGCGCCATTCTTCTGCACATACTCGGTAACGACCGCGTCGAAGTCCTTGGCTTTCGCCTTGAAGGCTTCAACATCCTGCTCGAACTCGCTGATCGCATCGCCGCGAGCCTTGGAAAACCGCTCCTGGCGGTCTCGTTCCTCGCGGGCCGTAAGCCTAGCCTCGACGGCCTGTGCCGCCTCAAAGGCCGCTCGCGCTGCAACGTAGGCGCCCCAATCGCCGTTATAGTCTTCCTCTTTGGGCGCCTTGGGACCGTCGCTCTTGGCTTCCTGCTTCGGTTGTTCCCCCGCACCAGTGCGCAGGCGTTCAATTTCAGCCTCTGCCAACAGCGCGCGTTGCTTCATTCGCGCGTAGCCGGATCGTTTCCGGGGCTTGTCTTCGCTGTCGTCGTCCGTCTCGTCGCCTTTGGACTCGTCCTCTTGGGATTCATCCGGCGTCGGTTCGGGGTCGGCTTTCGTCTCTACTGTCTCTTTGGGCTGTTCCGTTTCCGGTTTGCCCTCATCGACAGGGGTTTCCGCCACAGGCGTTTCCGCCCGCAGTTCGGTTTCCGTATCGGTCATGTTTGCTCAATAAAAAAGCCGCCCGGAGGCAGCGCATCATCACAGGCACAGGCGCTAATCGCCCGCGCTCTGGAAGCTCAGGGGGCGAGTACGACCGTCAACGTGCGGTCAGCACCCTCCGGGGACCCGCTCGTAATCTGGATGAATTGATATCCCAGAAGTGGCGGATCGAATTTCAGGTAACGGGCTCCAGCGGTCGTCCACGACAGCGCATTCCCCGACGTATCGTAAACCGTCCGGAATGTCGCCCCGTCCGTGGAGTGCTTCAGACCCAGCGCGGTACTGGTGAGTGTGGCGCCGGTATCGATGCCGACAAAACATCGCCCGCCGACCGTCACCGCATTCGACACCTGCGCGCCACTCAGAATCTTGGCGGTCTCAAACTCAAGGGGAGCGCCCTGCACCGGGGAAGCCATTAGTATGTCTCCTGTTGGGCTGGCTGTTGCATTTTCTGCAACTGCGCCATCTTGATCGCTAAATCTATTTGCATCTTCTGTAATTCGAGTTGGGCTTTTTGGCCCTCAACGTCCATCTTGGCCGCGCCGAGTTGCAATTCCTGCTGGCCTTTGGCCGCGTCGATCTGCGCGCCCTGCTGCTCTCGTTGCGCCTTCGCCATCTTCTCCGGATCAGGCGGGGGACCTTCCTGTGGAGGAGGCGGTGCGGGCTGGTTCTCGTCAGCCTGCTCGGCCGCCAGCACCTGCGGCGGGATCAACGCCCGTGCCCGCTTGGCAATAGCCTCGCTGTTGGGCCAATCCTGCGCCTTGGCGACCAGGTCCATCATCATCGGGGCGAGCTGCGGGACAGTCCGCATAAACTCAATCATGCTGTCTTTTGCGTACTCGCGCTTGGTCGCGTAGGACGGGCCGACCTCGGCCACCACGTCGTAGGAGCCAACCGACAGGTCATTGAGCGTAATGGGCTGGCCCATCTCGTCCATGAGCGGCAAACCGGCGGCGTCCTGCGCCTTGTTAAGCTCCAGGATGTCCAACTTGCCATCGTCGCCCATGATCCGGATGGTGCGTTGGCTATCGTAGACGTGCGGGATGAGGTCGATCAGGATCTTACCAGTGTGACGAATCGCCCGGGTAAAGTTGTCGATATAGACGTACGTACCGGTGTCGCCCTCACGCTGGCGGGCCATGATCGCCTTGCCGGACGTTTCGTTACTCTTTGCACCCAGAGAAGCGTCATAGATGCCGATCACCCGGCGAAGGTTCTCGTTCGCGAGGACGATTCCCTCGGTAATGCCCTGCGATGAGATCGGCGGGGCAACACGCTGCGGTGGCGCTCCACCGTTGGCACTGTCGGGCGTATAGACCAGATATGGCAGGTTTTTGGTATTCGCCGTCTCCCACATGCCTTGATACTTGCCGACGTTGTCCTCGGTCAGGAGGAACGGCGCCTTTGGCTGGAGGGCCTTGATTTCGGTATCAGCGGACACATAGAAATTGTACATCCGCTGCGGGTCTTTGGCCTGGCGCACCAACCCCTCGCGGATCAGCCGTCGACCGATACGTGTTTCGCGTCCGATGACCGGGACGACTGGGATGTAACGGCCGGGCCACTCGGTCGGCCCCTCCAGCACGTCAGACGCCGTGATCAGGTAGCGGCAAATCTGGTATGTCTCGCGCTCCTCGATGCGGGCGCCGGCCGCCTTCAACTGTTCCTCAGCCTCGGGCTGCTCGTTGAGGTCGATCGTCTCGCCGTTGGCCGTCAACGCCAGTTTCTTTTTGGTGGGCTTTTTCAGCCAGTATTCAGCCACTCGAATGTGGTCGTCCGTCCACCACTCCGACAGCCAGCGCCATCCCGGAGTGCTGTCAAAGGCATCTAAAGACGCTTTAGGGTACTTCTTCTTGAACAGCGCGTGCGTCATATCGACGGGGACAAAGCAGTATTCGGCGTCCTCGCGGGTCGGGCGCGATGCGTCCGGGTCCCACAGCACCGAGATGCCGTCCTCAATTCCGGCTACCCTGATTTCCTGCTCGAACGTGCTGTCGTCCGCATACTCAGTCAGGATGCGCCAGTGTCCGATACCGCACGCAACCTGGCTTTCCGCAGTCTGGAAGTACACACCCTCCGCGTCAGATCGGTTCTCGATGTACCGGATTAGTCCGGAGCGCAGATCGGCCAACTTCGGGTCGCCCTGGTCGTCAACCGGGACAACCTTGACCGCCGGCCGCATCTGGCGAATGTCGCCGGTCACCTGCTGGATGAACTGCGGCAGTTGGTTGATGGTCAGACATGGCCTGCCCTCATTGCGGCGCGCCTGCTCAACCTCGGGCGGCCACTGCTCACCGGCAAGGAAACGCAGATCGTCATAGGCTCGGAGAATGTTCTGGTCTTCACGTTGGCGGGCACGTTCGTACTGCTTGCGTGCCTCGTCTACGATGTCTTTCTTTTCTGATACCGAGAGTTCGGACGGTTCTGCGTCCTGGAAATTGTCGGCCATTAGCACCACACCAGATTGCAATACGTGCTCAAGTGCCAAACGCGATCGGAAAACACGGATGGTGCTAGATGCCCCTCACCACTATGGGCTCGCGCGAAATCGTTGGCGTACCCGTGGAATGCGCGCATGTACTGCACGATCATCAGCCACCCATCCAGCCGGCCTCGACGCGGCCGTATGTGAAATTGTTCGGCGTCTCGATCTTGCCGCGAGGTTCTTCGTAGGCGACCGCCATCAAGCCAAAGGCGTCCGCGCCATGGCTCGACCAGTCGTGTTCCGGCCCCAGACCCACGTTGCGGCTTTCGTCCTTGCGTTCGTGGTAGTAGCCAAGCGCGTCACGGCCGGATTCGGTCGTCGCCTCGTTAAACCAGCACTTCGGGAAGATGCGCCGCACCGCCTCGATCCGCATCGCCGCGGCGCCCTTGCCTTGGTTCTTCACCACCCGCACATCGAACCCGGCGTCTTTCAAGTGGTTCTCGTACCGCTTGCCGGTGATGTTGTTCTCGTTCACCCCGTCATGCGGAAGGATGCACAGGGCGTCCGAATAACCGCGCTTGCGCAACTCAGAGACGTAATACGCGAGGACTTGTCCGACGCCCTCGATGTAGTCGAGAACGTGAATGTTCTGGCCTACCCACTGGCACACCCATATCGCCATGGCGTCGGCAGTCGCACCTGACCCACCAAGATCCCAGAATGCGCGATACGGCAGAAGTGGATCAGCCGCCACACGGCTAATGCGGCCCTGCTCGCGGGCCTGGGTGAGTTGCTTCGCCCAGTAGGCACCCTCGAACGCACGGGCGTAATCGCCCTCCCAGATGTGCGCGTATCGCTCTGGGTAGAGGTCTAAGTCGGTCTTCCGCTCCTTCTCAAGCACATCAGGGAACCAGGGATTGTCCTTCCAGTTCGCCTTGACAACGATCGATCCCTCGGGACGCTTCTGCCTCAAGAATTCGTCAATAGCGTCAGACTTGCGCGTCGGGTTCCAGCTCGCCCAAATCTCCGAACCAACCTCGCGGATCGTCGGCCGGAGCATCGAGAGGCTGCGCGCACTGAGCGTCTGCGCCTCCTCAATCCACGCGATCCGGCAACCCTCCAACGACTTGATCGTCTCTGCGGTATGCTCCTGCATACCTTGGAACAGCACCACACCCCCGCCAGGCGTGCCGATCGACTCCTTGGTCACATCGAACGCTTGCCCGACGCCCAGTTCCTTGATCTTCGCTTCGATCAGGTGCTTGGACGACTGCGCGAGGCTCTTCTGAAACTCACGGATGCACACCGCGCGGGTGCCGGGAACCCGGATGCACTCCTCGACCAGAAGCTCCCCGAAGAAATGCGACTTGCCAGAGCCGCGGCCACCGTAGGCACCTTTGTAGCGCGACGGCTCAAGGAACGGCTTGAAGATTGCTGCCGTGGGAATTCGGAGCGTTGACAACTTCCCGCACAATCGTTGTGATGAGGGGCGCCCCCTCTGGGTCACCCGACAACTGCAGGGGCAGGACACGCCCCAGAAGGCTTGCGAAGGCCGCCGGCTGCGTCACAGCAAGCCGCCTGAGATACCCAACCAATTCCTCGGAACCTTCCCCGTCCCTGCCCGTCAACTCGGCGGCGCGGATAATCGCGTCCTTGAGGAGGGCTGTGGTTTTGTTCGGGGTGCCCTTTACGCGCCCACCAGTCTTAACACCGCGGGCCATCGGCAACCTGTCTAAACTTCTCTAGTGTTGACGGGTCCACATACCCACGCAAATCAAACTTAAGAAGCATACGCGCAGTATATCTCCTTGAACCAATTGACTCAATTTCAATCTCCCAAGGAAATTTGCGCTGTTTGCGTATTTTTTTAGCCCGCCCGCCATTGCCGCCCGGGTGCCTATTCTCAGTGGGCCGCAACTCTCGTATGAGTTCTACCTCACGAGCAAACGCATCATCCTCTTTCTCAAAGCGTGCAATGATTTCGCCGCTGCACCGGAACCGCTTCTTTTGAACAAGGAGGAGACGCCCACTCCCCTTACCTACGTAAAGCGTGACTAACGG